CTGCGCAAGCGGCGCAAGAAGGGCTTCTCGCCCTTCCTGGTCAGCGACGAAGCGGCCAAGGCGCTGATCACCCAGCGCCTCAAGCTGGAGCCGGGCGCCGAGGGCGCGCCGCGCGCAGGGTACCTGCACTTCCCGGCCAACGAGCCGGCCTTCGACGACGAATTCTTCGCCCAGCTCACCAGCAACCGCCTCGTGGAAAAGACCCATCGCGGCCGGCTGATCCGCGAATGGGTGCAGACGCGTGTAAGGAACGAGGCCTACGACTGCTGGAAGTACGCGCTGGCCGGCTTCCGGCTGAGCAAGATCGACCCGGCGCGCAAGGCGGCGCAGGCGGCGCGGGCGGCCGACCTGCCGGCACCGCCGCCGCGGCCGGTGGCGCGCCGAATCGGCCGCATCGGGGGATTCAACAAATGAGCAAACGAAAGGGGGCAAGCATGACCGAGATCATCCGCTTCATCCGGGAGCAGTTCGAGCGCGAGCTGGCGGCGGGGCGTTCGCTGGCCGAAGCCGGCAGCAGCGCCGAGCTGGCGACGCGGCAGACCTTCGCCGGAGAGCGTCCCTACATCGCCGGGTATCCGAAGCAGCGGCGGGCGGTGCAGATCGCGCAGCTCAACCTGAAAACCTCGCGCGAGCTGTCGGTGGCCTCCGGCCTGCCGCTGCGCACCGTGCAGCGCCTGAGGAGCGGACGCTGATGGGCTCCATGCTGCGTTTCAAGCTCGACGAATTCGCCGAGCGCTTCGGCCTGCAGGCCTTCGTCGAGACCGGCACCGCGCGCGGCGATTCGGTCGCCTATGCCGCTGGGTGCATGGCCTTCCGGCACCTGCTCACCTGCGAGATCGAGCCGGTGCTGGCGGCCGGCGCGGTGTGCCGCTTCAACGACGAGCCGCGGGTGATGGTGATGCGGATGGATTCGATCCTGTTCATGCGCCTGGTGGCCACCAGCGGCCTGCCGCCGGCGCTGTTCTGGCTCGATGCCCACTACCCCGGCGCCGGCTTCGGCCTCAAGGCCTACGACGCCGAGATCCCGGAGGACCAGCGCCTGCCGCTGGAACGCGAGCTGGAGCTGATCCGCGACCACCGCGGCGGGCGCGACATGATCGTGATCGACGACCTGCGCATCTACGAGACCGGCGACTGGGAAGCGGGGCCGCTGCCGCCCGACGTGCCGGGCGATCCGAAGCCGGGCGGGGCGGACTGGATGCGCGAGATGTTCGCGGCGACGCACACGGCCTCGACCATCGCCCGCGACCAGGGCTACCTGATGTTGCTGCCCAGGTCCTGACGCGCCACTTTTTGCCTTAACTCGCCGGCGGCCGCCCGGCATCCTTCGCGCCATTCATCGCGGAGAATCGTGTGGCCGCTGACATCCCTAGCTCCGAGCCGGCCGAACTGCGCGCCGGCGACACCTGGAAGTGGACCAAGACGCTGGACGACTATCCGGCGTCGGCTCCGTGGACGCTGAAGTACCGCTTCAAGCACCCCACCGCGGCCGGCTTCGAGATCACGGCCTCCGCATCCGGCGACGGTTATGCGGTCACCGTCGCCGCCGGCACCACGGCGGGCTACCCGGCCGGGACCTTCACCTGGATCGCCTGGGTCGAGGGCGGCAGCAGCGAGAAATACACCGTCGACGAAGGCACGCTGGTGGTGCTGCCGGATTTCCGCGCCACCGCGGCCGCCGCGGTGCTCGACGCCCGCAGCGACGCCCGCATCATCTACGAGGCGCTGCTGACCGCCTACAAGTCCGCCGTCGCCTCGCGCGCGTTCGTGGCCGAGTACGAGATCGCCGGCCGGCGCATGAAGTTCGAGTCGCGCGCCGGATGGCTCAAGGAGCTCAACTACTGGAAGGGTCAATGCGCCGCGGAAGCCAGCGCCGAGGCCATCGCCAACGGCACCGGCATCGGCCGGCGCATCCAATTCCGGCTTGGATAATGCGTGAAACTCACTGAACGAATCGCCGCCGCCTGGCGCGCCGCCCTGGGCAAGCCCAGCGCCCAGCGCGACCCCTACGCCGCCACCTACGGCACCGGCGGCAGCCACGGCTTCGCTGGCGCCACGGTCGGCCGGCTCACCGCCGGGCTGGCCAGCTGGTCGGCCTCGATCAATGCCGACCTCGACGGCTCGCTGGTCATCCTGCGCGCCCGCAGCCGCGGCCTGGCCGCCAACAACGAGCACGGAAAACGCTTCCTCTCGTTGGTGGCCGGCAACGTCGTCGGCCGCGCGCACCCCAAGCTGCAGGTGCGGGCCCTGCGCGACCAGGCCAACCCGAACAAGCCGACCACGCTCGACAAGCCCGCCAACGACGCGATCGAGGCGCACTGGGAACGCTGGGGCCGTAGCTGCGACATCACCGGGCGCCACCAGGACCTCTCGCACCTGCTGCGCACCGTGATGAAGGCCGTGGCGCGCGACGGCGAGGCGCTGATCCGCCGCGTGCAGAACAAGTCGCTGGCCTACGGCACCGCCCTGCAGCTGCTCGAGGCCGACCGCCTCGACGAATCCCTCAACCTGCGCCTGACGAACGGAAACACCGTGCGCCAGGGCGTCGAGATCGACAGCGCCGGCCGCGCCGTCGCCTACTACATCCGTACCGCGCACCCCGGCGAGGCCTACCAGACCGTGCCCAACCAGGTCGAGCGGGTGCCGGCCGGCGAGATGATCCACTTGTTCCTTGCCGAGCGGCCCGAGCAGGTGCGCGGCGTGCCGTGGATGCATGCCGTGATCCTTCGCGCCGCGCAGCTGCACGAGTTCGAGGAATCCGCCGTCATCGCCGCCCGCATCGGCGCCAGCAAGATCGCCGCGCTGGAGCACGCCGAAGATGCGCCCGATGCCATCGACCAGATGGCCGACGCCAAAGTGGGCGGCATCCCGCAGATGTCGATCCAGGCCGGCGAGATGTTCGATCTGCCGCCCGGCACCAAGCTGTCGAGCTGGAATCCGGAATACCCGCACGCCAACTTCGAGAGCTTCCTCAAGTCCTGCCTGCGCGGGCTGGCCGCCGGCCTCGACGTCGCCGACCACAACCTGACCGGCGACATGTCCGGCGTCAATTACAGCAGCGCCCGCATCGCCGAATTGAGCGAGCGCGAGACGTGGATGATCCTGCAGGACTGGCTGATCGCCAGCCTAGTGCGCCCGGTGTACCGCGAATGGCTGGCGTATTCGCTGCTGTCCGGCGCCATCACCTTCGACGTGTCCGGCAAGGCGCTGCCGGCCGAGCGCTTCGACAAGTTCTTCAATGCCAGCCGCTTCCAGGGCCGGCGCTGGACCTGGGTCGATCCGGCCAAGGAAGCCGACGCCAACGAGAAGCAGCTGGCCAATCAGCTCACCAGCCGCACGCGCCTGGCGGCAGAGCAGGGCGAGGAGTTCGACGACATCCTCGACGAGCTGAAGGCCGAGGCGGAAGCCATCAAGGCCGCCGGCCTGGCGCCGGTGGAGAAGCCGGTGCTGCCCACGGCGCCCGTCGTGCCGCCGGCCGACCCCAACCTGGGCAAGGCCCTGGCGCTCCTGCTGGCGCGCGCGGCCGAGCCGGTGCCGGCGCCGGTACAGACGTCCGCACCGGCGCATACCACCGTCAATGTCGAAGTCACCGCCGAGGGCCTGCGCGCCGCCGGCGAGCAGGTGATGGACGCCATGCGCCAGAACGCCGCCGACACCATGGCGCAGATCCGTGAGGATATTCAGAACATGCCGATCGTCATCCCCGCGCCCGTGGTCAATGTCGAAGCGCCGAACGTCACCATCCACAACCAGGTCGAGGCCGGCCCGGTCACGCTGGAGGCGACGATCCAGCCCGCCGAAGTCAATGTCACGCTGCCGCCCCGCCGCAGCAGCACCACCGTCACCAAGGACGACCGCGGCGAAATCACCGGCAGCGAGACGCTGGAAAGGGATATGTAAGTGGCTGACAATACCCAGCTCAACCCCGGCGTCGGCGGCGACGTTGCGGCAGCCGACGACATCGGCGGCGTCAAGTACCAGCGCGTCAAGCTGGTGCTCGGTGATGATGGCGTGGCCGAGGGCGACGTATCGAGCAATCGCCCGATCCCGGTATCAGCGGCGGCGCTTGATGCGATCAACGCAAAATTGCCTGCGATGGATGAAGGCGGCATGCCGGTCATCGATGCGGAAACCGCCAACCTGTTGTGGCGCATGTTGCAGATGATGATGTCGCCGATGGCCTTCGATTCTTCGCTCAACCGCATGCGCGAAACGGCCATCATCGAAAGCGGAACCATCACTACCGTCACCACCGTCACCGGCTTGACCAACATCGACGGCCGTAACGGCGCGATGGCGATCAACGCCTGGGACCATACCGCGTGGGCGCTCAATGTCCGCGCCCGCATAACCTGAGAGACGACCATGGCCAACACATTCAAGAAGACGATCGACATGCTGCGCTGGCGCCAGGTGCCGGGAGCGCCCAACGCTCACGCGGCAGCGGCCTGTCTCGCCAGCGACCTGCGCTCCGGCTTGTCGCGCAATCCATTCGTCTATCAACTGGTCAGCGCTACGGTGCTCAACCGCTTCAATGTCGTCACCAAGGCCTGGAACTTCGTGCAATCCCCGGCGCTGGCGGGCACCTTCGGCGTCGGCGCGGCGATGGCCTTCGCGCCCTCGCTCGGCCTCGTCGGCACCATCGCCG